GCCTAACGACCAAGCAACTTGAGGCCCAGCGCCTCATCAGCGGCAAGCAGACCCATACGCTGCTTGTGGGGGGCTCTCGCTCCGGGAAGACATTCTTAGCCGTCCGGGCTATCTGTGTCAGGGCCATCTCTGCCCCCGGAAGCCGTCACGCCATCCTCCGCTTTCGCTTCAATGCCGCCAAGCAGTCCATTGCCATGGACACGCTACCTAAGGTCATGAAGATCTGTTTCCCTGGTGTTATAGCCAAGTGGAACGATCAGATGGGGTACTTTGAGCTTCCGAACGGCTCGCAGATCTGGATCGGCGGCCTGGACGACAAAGAGCGGACTGAGAAGATCCTCGGTCTGGAGTTCTGTACCATCTACCTCAACGAATGCAGCCAGATTCCATGGGCATCGGTTGAGCTTGTTCGTACTCGCCTGGCTCAAGTTGTGAGCGTCAAGGTTGATGGACAAGAGGCTAGGCCAATTCGCCTTTTGATGCTGTATGACGCCAATCCGCCCAACAAGGGCCATTGGACGTACATATACTTCATCCAGAAGCGGGACCCGAACACCAAGCAGCTGCTACCCCATCCGGACGATCTGGAATGGATCAGGCTTAACCCTGACGACAACGCCGCCAATCTTCCTCCGGACTACATTGAGAAAACCCTAGGCGGCATGTCTGCCAAACAGCAGAAGCGGTTCCGCTACGGGGAGTTCGCTGATGCCAACCCTAATGCACTCTTCGCAGATGAAACAATCGACAAGTGGAGACATCTGGGCGATATTGGCCTTCCAGACATGGTACGAATCGTGGTTGCGGTTGACCCATCTGGTTCTGGAGATGCAGACAACGCAGACAATGACGCCATCGGTATTGTGGTCGCCGGACTCGGTACGGATGGAAACGGGTATGTCATTGAGGACTGCACCGTCAAGGCGGGGCCGGCGACATGGGGAAACATTGCCACTACGGCCTATGAGCGCCATGCAGCGGATATTGTCGTAGGAGAGGGTAATTACGGCGGGGCAATGGTTCAGCAGGTTATTCAAACCGCTAGGCCGCGCACCCCATACAAAATGGTTACCGCCAGCCGAGGGAAAGTGGTCCGTGCAGAACCTTTCTCTGCTCTATATGAATCGGGTAAGATTCGGCATATTGGCTATTTCCCCGAGCTTGAGGACGAATTGACCGCATTCAGCACCATTGGTTATACCGGTGCGCACTCGCCAAATCGGGCCGATGCGCTCATTTGGGCTTTGGCTGAGCTATTCCCTGCCATCGTCAATCCCCGCAAGAAGCCGCAACAAACCAAGGCTCCTGAGAATCTCGGAGCGGGAAGCTGGATGAGCTGATGAACGAAGACCAAGCAGTCAAAGACGCTAACGCCGAGGAAGATAAGGACATCATCCAGGCTGCGGTTAACTTCCTCCATCGCTCCCAAGAGGCATCTGCTGAGAATCGCCGGATGTACCTCAATGCCCGCAAGTTCCGAGCTGGGCAGCAATGGCCTCCTGAGATCCAGCAGTCTCGATTGCTTGAGCAGCGCCCGTGCCTGACGATCAACAAACTAGACGCCTACTGTCTACAGGTCTGCAACAACGAGCGCCAGCAACGTCCACGCATCAAGGTTGATCCCACGGGCAATGCGGCTACGAAGAAGAAGGCTGACGTTATCAAGGGCCTGATTCGCCACATCGAATCCACCCGCAACGGTGCTCAGGTCGCCTACACCACTGGCTTTGACTCGACTATCACTGGTGGTTGGGGATACTGGCGCATTCTGGCTGACTACCTTGATGACAACAGCTTTGACCAAGAGCTGTACCTTGCGCCGATTGAGAACACGCTCAGCTGCTATGACGATCCGAACGATACTTCGCTAGATGGGTCCGGTCAGGAAGAGTTTCTCATTGCCGACGATATCCCCAAGGCTGAGTTTGCCAAGCTCTATCCAGATGCCAACACAGGCCAGAACTTCACTGCTCAAGGAACTGGTGATGGCACTGCGGATTGGATCACCAAGGACAACATTCGGGTTGCTGAATACTTCCGCATCAAGCGTACAGAAGACACCCTCTATCAACTCTCCGATGGTTCAAGCGCATGGGGGGGTGAGATTGGCAAGGTAGAAGACTTGCAGTTCCTTGCAAAACGCAAGGTAATGCGCCGCAAAGTCCAATGGTTCAAGGTTACTGCCTCTGATGTGCTGGAGCGCCGAGATCTGAAGGGCAAGTACATCCCAATCGTCAAGATGACTGGTAAGGTTGAGATCATCGACGGCAAGCGCCTGCTCTCTGGGCTTGTCAAGAACGCCATGGACCCGCAGCGTGCGTTCAATTTCTGGCGCACGGCCATGACGGAGACGGTGGCCCTGGCACCAAAAGCCAAATGGCTCATTGCTGAAGGACAAGACGAGGGTCATGAAGGAGAATGGGCTCAAGCCAATACATCGGCAAAGGCTACTCTTCGATACAAGCCTACTGATGTGGCTGGGAATCCTGCTCCTCCTCCTCAACGCTTGCAGCCAGAGCCGCCTCCAGAAGGGGCAATGGTCATGGCGAACTCCGTTGGAGATGACCTGACCTCCGTGCTGGGCATTGTTGATCCCGCAATGCGGATTGGTGGGAATGTCTCAGGCAAGGCTCTGCAAAGCGAGCGCCTCCAGAGCGACAACAGCACGTTCCACTACTATGACAACGAGACTATCTCGATTGCTCAGACGGGACGGATTCTGCTGGACCTGATCCCCTACTACTATTCTGGTCCTCGCACTGTAAGGATCATTGGGGATGACGGGCAATCCACTCTTCAGGCCATCAACGACATTGATGAGCATGACATCACGGTTGGTGCTTACGATGTAGTGATGGACACGGGGCCTGGCTATAGCACCAAGCGCCAAGAAGCCGTCGATTCCATGATGCCTCTGATGCAGAGCAACGAAGATTTGTTCAAGGTCACAGGTGATCTGCTATTCCGCAACATGGACTTCCCTGGTGCAGAGGTGATTGCTGATCGTCTGGCTGCTGCGAATCCGCTGGCTCAGATTGACGATCAATCCGAGATCCCGCCTCAGGTGCAGATGCAACTCCAGCAGACTCAAGCCACCATCAAGCAGCTTCAAGAGGCGCTACAGAGTGCCGAGATGGAGAAGAAGTATCGTCTTGATGTTGAGAGCGTCAGACAGGATGGTGAGAACCGCCGTGCACTCATGGAGTCTCAGACCAAGATCCATAACAACGACAACGACAACGCGGCTTGGATGCATGACGTTGCCGTCAAGTCGCAGACTTCCCTAAGCGTGGCTGAAATCAATGCTGTTCGCGACCTGCTGAAGACTCGCACCACGAACCAGCACGAGGTTGAGCAAATGGAGCGTGCCTCCAATCGCGAAGATATGCAGCTCAAGCAAAAGCAAGACGCTGATCTGCAATGACCGTACCGGACGGATTCCGGGTAAATCCATGGAGAAACCATGTCTGCTGAAGTAGTCACAAGCGAGAACCTGGCTGAATTCAACGCCGCCCGCATTCCTGAGCTTCGATCCATGCCCTATGAAGAGGTGAAAGAAGAACCCAAAGAGGAAGTCAAGGCCCAAGAGGAAGAGCATGAAGAGGTTGAAACTGAGCAAGAAAAAGAGCCAGAGCCTAAAAAGAAGCGCAATGGCATCAATGACCGCTTCTCCGAACTCAGTGCCCGCGCTCGTGCAGCCCAAGAGGCCCGAGATGAAGCCGAGGCCCGTGCCCGCGCTGCTGAAGCCAAAGCTAAAGAGCTTGAGGAGCGACTGAACCCCAAGCCAAAGGCCGACCCAGATGCGGACAAGCCCAAGCGCGAGGAATACACCGATCCATTTGACTATGCCGAGGAGCTGGCGAAATGGAACGTCAAGAAAGAACTCCGAGAGCGTGACGCACGAGCAGCAAAAGAAAAGGCAGATGAAGAAGCCTTTAAAACTACCAAAGCATTTCAAGAACGCATCGCCAAGGCAAAAGAAGCTATTCCTGACTTCGATGAAGTACTTCAGTCAAGCGATCTAGCCGTATCTGACGATGTTCGTGACGCCATCATTGAGAGCGATTTCGGCCCGCAGATCCTTCACTACCTTGCCTCCAATCCGGAGCAGGCCGAGAAGATCAATGGCATGAACACCAAGCAGGCTCTTCGTGAAATTGGCCGCTTGGAGGTTCGTCTTGAGCCCAAGGAGATGGAAAAGGGCGAGAAAGAGGAAAAGCCCAAGATCAAGCGCGCCGATCTGCCTGAGCCGATTACTGCTGTGAAGGCAAAGAGTGGGAATATCGGCGACCTGGAGGACTTGGATTACGCTGAGTACAAGGCTCGTCGCCTAAAAGAGATGAACAAGAAGTGATGGAGTTGTGCATCCAATAAAACGGGTGCACAATACTCTTAGCTAGGGTAAGCGCGGGAGCACCTAGCCTCCCAATGAAGTGCGCGAAACGCCGACCAGAGCGAGATACTGGGCAGATTCGTCATACCTCCGCGTTAGCGAGGCGGGTAACACCTTCCTTACTGGCCAATTGGAGAAACCATGGCAAACAATCTGCTTACTATCAGCAAAATCACCAACGAAGCGTTGATGGTGCTGGAAAATTCTCTCGTTTTCGCCTCCCAAGTGAATCGGGAGTACGACGATCAATTCGCTGTTGCAGGCGCAAAGATCGGTGACACGGTAAACGTCCGCCGTCCGGCGCGCTTCATCGGTACGACTGGTCCCAACCTGTCGGTTGAAGACTTCTACGAATCGTCTGTCCCTGTCGTGCTGGGCGATACCACCAAGTACGGCGCTCAGTTCCACGTTGACACCCAGTTCAACACCAAGGACCTCGCACTGAGCATGGACATGTTCAGTGACCGCGTTCTGAAGCCCGCCATTGCCGCGATTGCCAACCGCATTGACCGTGATGGTCTAAATATGGCAAAGAACAGCACGGCAAACATCGTTGGTGTGGCTGGTACGCCTGCCACTGGCCTTCTGACTTACCTTACCGCTGGTGCCTATCTGGATGCAGAAGGTACCCCGCGTGATGGCAAGCGAGCTGTTGTGATCGAGCCGTTCACTGGCGCTGCAGTTGTGGATTCGCTGAAGGGTCTGTTTGTCCCGGATAGCCAGATCACCAATCAGTACCGCACTGGCATGATGGGTCGCGACTCGGCTGGCCTGGATTGGAAGATGGACCAGAACGTCGTTTCTCAGACGTTCGGCTCTTGGACCACGACTGCTGGCACGCTGACCGCGAACACATCCGTGAACGCTGGTTTTGTGACTTCGGGTTGGCAATCTACCTCCACCATTACCCTGACCAACTCTCAGGCTATCACCCTAAACCAAGGCGACCCGATCCAGATTGCTGGTCTGTTCGCTGTGAACCCGCAGAACCGCCAGGCTTACGGTGCAAACCGTCTGCGCTGGTTCAACGTGGTGAACACGGTTTCCGCTGGTGCTGGTACGTTCAACGTCACGGTGTCTCCGGCCATCATCACTGCTGGTCAGTTCCAGAACACGGTGATCGGCACTGCTTCTGCGACGGCGACGGTTACCCCGTTCAACATCGCAACGGGTACGGCGAACGCTGTGGTTTCCCCGCAGAACATCATGCTGCATAAGAACGCATTCACGCTTGCAACGGGTGATCTGCTGCTGCCTGAGGGTGTGCACTTCGCTGGCCGGGCTGCTGACAAGCAAACTGGCCTCAGCATCCGTGTTGTTCGTCAGTACACCATCAACAACGATGCCATCCCGACCCGTCTGGATGTGCTCTACGGCTGGGCGCCTTTGTATTCCGAATTGGCTTGCCGCGTTGCCGCCTAACGAAAGGACAAGGAGAACATCATGCCGAATCCCGGACCGTCTACTACCGTCACTGCGAATGCGCAGTCCGTCACCACCCAACAGTGCCTGCGTCTGATCGCATTCGCCAAGGGCCTTTCTGTTAATCAGGCTGGTGATGTGGCAATCCCCATCATTGGCCCGACGACCAGTTTTGTCCCGACCACGGTTGTGACCACCAATGCCAACGTCACCATGGCGACGGCAACGGTAGGCATCTATACCGCGCCTGCACAGGGTGGTACAGCCATCCTGACGACTGCGGCTCTGACCGGTCAAACGACCCAGGCTTTTGCCTATGTTCGTGCGGCCACTGCTGCTGCGGCAAACGTCACGACTGCTGGTTTCTACCTATATGTCAACGTTGGCGTCACTGTCGCTGGCGGTACGGTTGACCTGTACCTCTACGGCTACGACACCTCGGCTCTGACTTCGCCGTAAGGAGCTGAAATGCCGTCCACCACTATCGGCCGTGGGAACGTTCTGTACAACCTGCTGCTGGGCGTTTCTCTGACGCCCACAGCGTTGACGGCATCGACCACTACGGCGCAGACTTTCACGGTCCCAGGTCTTCAGGTCAATGATCTGATTTCCATCAATCTTGCGGCTGCCCAGACTGCTGGCGTTGGCATCGTCAACGCTTATGTCTCCGCACCGAACACCATGGTTGTGGTCTTCAGTAACTCTACCGCTGGCACTCCTACGCCAGCGGCAGGAACTTATCTTGTTACTGTTGACCGGGCCGAGAACTTCCCGCTTCCAAACAACGCCTACTGAGGAAAATCATGCTGCGTGCCGCTGGGCCTCTGGCACTTACATCGGCGGACGCAGTAACGATTGCTCCGCTGCTGGATGCTAATCAAGCATTCAGCCCCACGACAGGTCAGACCATCACTCTGACCAAGAACAATCTTGACGGCGCATGCGCAATTACCTCTGCTGGTACTTTGGCTTCGCTGACGATCACTCTTCCGGATGAGAGCGTAAGCCGAATCAATCAGAGTCGCGACATCTGGATCAGCCAGGCCATCACGACTCTGACCATCAATGGTGCGACAACCATCATTGGCAATGTCACGAATTCCCTAGCGAATGCGTGGATTACCTGCAAGAAGGTTGCCGCCAATACGTGGATTCTGAGGGTGTCATGAAAAACCTGCTCGCTCTCGCGCTCATTGCCGTTTCTACGGCTGCATGCGCTGGTCCAGACGACTTGCTTTTGAGCCAGCGAAACAGCACGGACACTGGGAACATTCAACGTATCCCGCCTCATCCAACGACCAATTGGGGCGCACTGTCTTATGACAATGTGAACCTCTCTCTGAGCTGGCTGACGTTTGGTTCTGGACTCACGATCAACAGCGGTATTCTTGATGTTGCTGCCCCTACATCTGGACAGATTACTTCCGCTCTCGGCTACACGCCCGTAGATCAGGCTGGCGCGCGTTCCGCAATCAGCCTCACCACCACAGGTTCTGGGGCCGCTACATACAACAGCGGTACTGGTGTCTTGAATGTTCCAACGCCTGCTACTGCATCACGGAGCTTTTCAACACCTTCCCGCACGCTGAATACCTGCTTCCAGATCAGCTCTACGCGCGATGCGCTGTTTTCATATGCCATCGATGTCACAACGACCGTGACTCTTGGTGGAACCCCTGAAGGAGCGGTTTTTGCACGCAGCTATACAAACAGCGGTTGCTCTACGGGTCAAGTAGACATCATCAGTGGATCTAACGGCCAGCCGACAACTCTTGCAGTTGTTGTTGGTCAATCTATCAAGGGTTCCATCAATCTGAGTGGCATGTCTCAGGCGGGTACTTGGCTGCGCCTCGAAACCTCTGCGGTTTCTGGCTCGCCAACATTTGCGATTCGCGCCGCTCAACAAGAAGTTCAGTTCTAAGGAGAAACCATGGGTTGGTCCGCTTTCCGCGCCGAGGGTAATACTCAGGCAGTTGCAGTCACTACGGTGGCAAGTACCGCAGTCCAGGCGCTATCCTTCAATGGTGAACCGATCTGCAACAACTTCATCCTGAGCAATGCGACGACTCAGCCTGTGTTTGTCGCAGTGGGTCCCACCAATAGCGTCACTGCTGTGATTCCAGTTCCTGGAACTCCGCAACGTGGCTACTGGCTTGGTCCGAATGCTGCCCAGTCGGTTACCGAGTCCCCGAACACTTGGTTCTCTGCGATTGCAGGAACTGGCACTTCGACGGTCTACATCACGCCCGGCGATGGCCTTTGATCCATGGCCTCTGTCCTTGAACTAATCAGCTCGTCCCTCCGAGCCATTGGGGCATTGGAGTCTGGTGAAGTTCCGGACTCTCCTACTGCCAATGATGCGCTGGTGACGTTGAACGACATGATTGCATCCTGGAACAATTCCCGGATGATGATCTACTACCAAACTGACATCGTTCACCAACTCACGAGCAACGTCTATCAGTACACGGTTGGCCCTGGTGGTGATGTTGGAGCTACGTTCACTGGTTCTATCTCTGGAACCACGTTGACTGTCACAGCCATCTCTTCTGGAGCTATTGCTCTTGGACAGACTCTAGGCGCTCCCGCTGCTCCAGGAACGACGATCACGGCATTCAATACTGGTGCTGGAGCTATTGCTGATGCAATTGGCACATATACCGTCAACATTCCTCAAACGGTCGCCATCCAATCGATGCGGGCTTTCTATCAGCGCCCTTTGCGCATCAATAGCGCATTCGTTCGCGTCTCTGGTATTGACTATCAAGTAGCCATTGCTTCCCAAGAGGACTACGCGCGGATCGGTTTGAAGAATCTCGGAGGCCCATGGCCGCGTTGTGTCTGGTATCAGCCTTCCATGCAGTTGGGGAACATTACTTATTGGCCCGTTCCAAGCGGTGGAGAGATGCACCTCTATGTGGATACGGTTCTGGCTGGATTCACGAACCTCTCCGATCAGATCAATCTCCCCCAGGGTTACAACCTAGCTCTCCGCTATGGTCTTGCTGAGCTTTTGATGCCTGAATATGGTTCTGCTCAAGGCGATCAAGTCCAGCAGATCATGAAGTATGCAGCTGAAGGTCGGGCCCTCATAAAGAGAACCAACATGCAGCCGCAGCAGACGGTGACGCTAGATTCGGCATTGATGAATGGACAAGTCCAGGATGCAGGCTGGATCTTGACAGCTGGATACGGTAGTATTCGGTAGCATTTGAAAGCCATAGAAAATGGATTTCGGATTCGTCGGACCGGCTTACGAAGCTCCATCCCTGACACAGGACACGCAGGAGCTTATCAATTGGTATTGTGAGATTGATCGTACCAAAGGTCCGCAAGATCGAGGTGTTATTGCGCTCTACCCAACGCCTGGTCTGACAGCCAAACTTCAACCACAAGTAGCAGAGGTCAGAGGGTTGTATACGCTGCCTGGAGGAGCTACGCTTCTAGCAATTGTTGGAGCGGGCTTCTACAGCATTGACTCAACATTCACCGCAACGCTGAGAGGTAATCTTCTCAGTTCTTCTGGTCCAGTAAACATCACAACCAACGGGATTGCTGCGTATTTCTGTGATGGCACGAACAGATATTCGTATACGTTTACTGGGAATGTCTTCTCTATTGTCCCTGTGACAGATGGCGCATTCAATGGTGGCGGTCGCAGTGACATCGTTGATAACTTCATCATCTATCCTCGTCCTGGTACTCAACAATGGGGCGCTACATCTGCACTATCTGTCAGTTCTCCCGCATTGAGCTTCTCTTCCAAGGATGGCGCACCAGACAATTTGGTTGCTCCGTTCGTAACTTCTCGTCAGATCTATTTGCTTGGAGAAGTAACGGGTGAAGTTTGGATCAATGCTGGTCTTTTCCCTTTCCCATTCCAACGGATTCCTGGAACTTCTTTCCAGCATGGATGCGCTTCCGCCGCTTCTATTTCTAGGCTTGGCAATTCTTTTGCTTATCTTTCTAGAGATGATCGTGGGCAAGGTATCGTCGTCTATATGGATGGGTATAACCCAACCCAGATCAGCACCCATGCAGTGACCAATGACATCAAGGATGATTACATCGCTGATGCAATTGGGTTCACCTATCAGATTGAGGGGCACGAAATGTATGTGCTCACATTCCCAACTGCTGATAAGACTTGGGTCTATGACCTATCAACACAATATTGGCATAAGTGGAGATGGGTGGATGAGTTCAATGTCTATCATCGACATCGAGCCAATTGCTGCGCCGTTTTTCAAGGCCAAGTGCTTGTAGGTGATTGGGAGAATGGGAAGATCTACCAAGTCTCCAATACTGTCTATACGGATGACGGTCAAACAATCCGCCGTCTCCGCAGAACTCCCCATGTCGTCTCTGACATGAACCAAGTTTTCTTCACCCGTCTTCAGCTCCAGTTCCAGCCTGGCATTGGCATTGTCTCTGGTCAGGGCTCAGACCCTCAGGTGATGATGCGGATGTCCAATGATGGTGGCAATACCTATGGAAACGAACGCTGGAACTCCATTGGCAAAGCAGGAGCTTACCGTGATCGCGTAATCTGGAGGCGTCTTGGGTATGCCCGTGATCGTGTCTATGAAGTGGTTGTCACCGATCCGATCAAGGCTGTTATCGTGTCTGCTAACTTGGTTGCCAGCGCTGGGAGCAACTGATGTCAAGCAACATCGCCTTCCCTCAATCTCCGTTTGTAGATGCTCAGACACTCTATTTGAGTAGAGAATGGCAACTATGGCTTCAAAATCCTACGTTTCTATCAATCAAGTTTGAAGAGGCGCTTGGGGTTGAATACGGTGGTTTGGGACAAGCTACAGATCCAATCGCCAACTACATCTTGGTTGGTAACGGATCGGCTTACAACTCTGCTCAATATCTTCCGCCTTCCGCATTTCCGGGGCTGACTGGCGATGTCACGGCTGCAGCAGGGGCAATCGTAACAGCGCTATCGACTGTAAACAGTTCTCCAGGCACATACGGAGATGGCACTCATACAGTGTCCGTTACGGTCGATGGAAAAGGCCGTTCAACGCTGGTCACCTCACAGCCCATCACAGGATCTCCAGGTGCATTTGCCGCTGGTGGAGCGATCACAGCCCCTAGTGCGAATATCGCTGGGCCTATTTCTGGAACTAATATCACTGCTAGCGTTGCACTCACCGGAGCTACAGTAACTTCTGTTGGTGCTTTTGGGTGCAATGGTCAATCTGCTCAGACGGCGGTTAGTGCGGGTGCCGCTGTGGCTACTACAGCTTCTACCAACGTTACTCCATTTGGCTATACAACAGCGGCACAAGCTGACCGAATCGTGGCACTTCTGAATACAATCAGGTCTGCTCTTATCGCCAATGGCATTTTGGCCCCCTAGAATATGAAAAACTTCCGTCGCATCTCTCAGGGACTTGATGTCACACCGCTGATGTTGGCTATTCAGCGACGCCCTGAGTTGTGGAAGGAAGACACATATCTCCGCGATTACCCTCAGGGGCCATTCGGAGAGATTGAATCCATCATGCTTCGCTTCCCGCCTCGTTCCGTGCATGAAACAGAAGAGGCACTCAAAGCCCATGATGTTCATATCGATCAGCATGAAAATGTTGATCAGCCTGCATACAAGATCCTTGTGGAAGCTCGGCCTATCGTCATGAACCTCATGGCTTATGTTGGTGGCGAGCGCCTGGGACGGGTGATGATCAACAAGATCAAGCCTGGCGGTCGCATCTATCCTCATGCCGATACACCAACACATGCAAACTATTGGGATCGCTTCCACGTTGTTCTAGAGAGCTATCCAGGTGTTGATTTCCGTTGTGAAGATGAGCATGTCTACATGCCGCAAGGAACGGTCTGGTGGTTCCAGAACGCCAATGAACACTCTGTAACAAACAATTCTGCTGGCGATCGCATTCATATGATCGTTGATATCAGGTGCTCACAATGACTCTTACTGCCCATCTCG